CATCTGCAATCGTCTGGACAGTATCGCTCTGTCACTGGCTCATCTGAACCGGACCATGGAAGAACCTGCACAGGATACTGTTTTATCAAAAGAGACCATGCAGGTCTTCCAGGATATCAAAAGAGTCAGCACAGAGACACTGGAATCTGTGAACACAATTAGAAATGATCAGAAAAATATTCTGAACCGAATGAAAGATAAGAACAAGCAGACAGAAAGGAGATAACGCATGAAGATTGCCACATGTAAGAACCGAAGACAGAGACAGTACTACAACCAGGAAATGTCGTGGCAGGCTCTGATGGATAAACTGAGCGTTACGAAAAGAACAAGTGAGACCGTAGCACAGTATGCATCCATGACAAGAGACCAGCAGTCAGAAATCAAGGATGTAGGAGGCTTTGTTGCAGGGGAACTACGAGAAGGGAAACGAAACAATCAGTCAGTTATCTCCAGAAGCTGTATCACACTGGATGCAGACTTTGCACCCAGTAACTTCATTGATCTGATCAATGAGAAAGCAAACTTTAAAGGATGTATTTATTCAACACATAAGCACACATCAGAACATCCTAAATTCAGATGGATCCTTCCTTTATCCAGAAACGTGAATCCGGATGAATATGAGTTTTTGGCCAGATGGGTCGCCTCAAGAATCGATATGGATATCTTTGACGATACGACCTATCAGCCGGCTCGTATGATGTTCTGGCCATCGACTTCAAGCGATGGGGACTATGTCTTCAAGGAAATCGACGGAATACTTCTAAACGTGGATATCGTGTTGAAAAATGTAGACGATTGGACAGACATGAGCTTCTGGCCACGCTCGTCAAGAGAAACTGAATTACATAAGAAGATTACAGGCAAGCAGGAGGATCCATTAACGAAATCCGGATGGATTGGTGCCTTCTGCCGAGCTTACAACATACATGAGGCTATCGCTAAGTTTATTCCGGAGGACTATGTACCTGTGGATAACGATGCGAACCGCTACACCTATGCCAAGGGGTCTACTGCCGGAGGACTTGTTATCTATGAAGACAAGTATGCCTACAGTAACCACAGTACCGATCCAACCGGACAGATGCTATGCAATGCCTATGATCTTGTAAGACTGCATCTGTGGCCGGATGCCACAGACAGTGAGTCCAATGGTTTCATGGTTGAAATGATGCAAAAGGATGACCTTACAAGAAAGCAACTGGCAAAGGACAAGCAGAATGAAATACAGAATGACTTTGCAGATGAGATGCAGGAACGGGGTAATGAGACAGTAGAATGGGGTAATGATGAAGTAAACTGGCTTGAAAACCTGGATGTCGACAAGCATGGAAACTTCAGAATGACTACCGACAACATCGTTAAGATCCTGACTCTTGATCCAAAACTGAAGGATTCTATCGGTGGCAATGATCTGTTTGCTCAAAAGCCGGTCAAGACGGGAAGTCTTCCATGGTGGAAGTTCAACCCAACTGACAGGACCTGGAACGATACAGATGATGCTTCACTTCGCTACTATCTTGAAAAGACCTATCACATCGTGGCCAAGGGCAAGATCGACGATGCTGTAGCCTACGTACAGGAACAGAACAGTTTTCACCCAGTACGTGACTACCTGGACAGTCTTGAGTGGGACGGAGTGCCTAGACTGGATACTCTGTTTATCGACTATCTTGGAACGCATGACAGTGCCTATACAAGAGCCGTAGCCCGTAAGTCGATTACAGCTGCCGTGAACCGTATCTATGTACCTGGATGTAAGATGGACTATATGCCTGTGCTCGTAGGTCAGCAGGGTATCGGTAAGTCGCATATGCTCAGTATTCTTGGTGGTGACTGGTTCTCAGATTCAATCACAACGATTGCTGGAAAAGAAGGATATGAGGCACTGCATGGATCCTGGATTGTTGAATGGTCTGAATTATCTGCAGCTAGAAAAGCCGATATCGAGTCCATGAAGCAGTTTATAAGCAAAAGGGACGACAGATACCGTAAGGCCTACGCAAGACGAGTTACGGACAATCCAAGACAGTGTGTTTTCTTTGGAACCACGAATGATACAGAGTTCTTACGGGACTACACAGGTAACCGCCGTTTCTGGCCAATTGGAACCGACCCAGAGCGTGCAACGAAAGTTGTATTCACGCAGCTGCCTAAGGAACGCGATCAGATATTTGCCGAAGCAAAGCAGAGATTCAAGGAACATGAACCGTTATTCCTGGATGGAGAACTTCTGAAGCAAGCTCAGCAGGCTCAGGAAGAATACACGTACAGAAGTGTGCGTGAGGATATGGTTCGTGAGTACCTGGACAGAAAGCTTCCGGAAAACTGGCTGGATATGGAAGTAGGCGCCCGCGTTCAGTGGCTTGAGAATCCAAAGAATGAAGGAGTTGAAGAACGTGACTGTGTAAGTCTGTTAGAGATATGGTGCGAGGTCTTCAACGATGTAAAAGTAAGATTCTCAAACTCAGATCAAAGAGAACTGAAGGCTATCATGGATCACATTGGATGGAAGCGTACAGGAGCTATAAGAGTACGTGGTGCATCTTACGGAAGACAGAGAGTCTATTTAAGGCCGAAGAAGTAATAACAATTTGAAAGGAAAACAAATATGGAGAATAAACTAACAGATTTGAACAATATCCTCTTCGAACAGATCGAGCGTCTAAATGATGACGATCTGCATGGTGAGGCATTAAAGCAGCAGATCAAGAGAAGCCAGGCAATTGAAAGTGTTGCAGGTATGATCATTGCCAATGCCAATACAGTGCTAAAAGCAGAGAAGCTGAAAATGGAGTATGCAATGGATGACAGAGATCCTAGTCAGGTGCCTGAAATGTTAAGAATCGAAGACAGAAAGAAGATAGGATAATGCCTAAGTATTTACTCAGTAAAGAGCAGAGTGACTACCTGGTCAGTATCATTAAGGGAAGAAGAGTTAGTGAAGTGACTAAAATGCTAAATGAGCACTTCGGCACTTCCTTTACAGAAAAGCAGATAGATGCCTACAAGCATAATCATAAGTTGAAAAGTGGTATCAACCCAGGACGATGCCTTGGAAGCTGTAGAAAATATTCCAAAGAACAGATTGAGTATCTCAGAGAGATTGCTCCTGGAAGAGAATCTGATGAGATTACAAGAATATTCAATGAGCACTGGGGTACTAACTTTACCCGCCAGCAGATACAGTCCGTCAAGAAGAATCACAAGATAGTTTCAGGAATTGATACTAAGTTTAAAAAGGGTCATGTTCCAGTTAACAAGGGTACTACAGGCATGTTCAATGTTGGCGGTAATATTGGAAGCTTCAGTAGAGGCCATAGACCAGATAACTGGTGCCCTATTGGAACTGAGACTGAGAGCACGGATGGCTACGTGTGTGTAAAGATAGCGGACAAGTACAAAGGAAAGAAAAAGGATAACTGGAAGGCCAAGCACATACTTATTTATGAAAAAGCACATGGGCCTATCCCCGAAGGATATAAATGTGCTTTTCTAGACGGTAATAGAAGAAACTATGACCTAGATAATCTCGTCCTTGTCAGCAAGGCCGAAAGTGCTTATATGGCTCGAAACAGGCTGTATACAGATGATAAGGAACTGACGCGTACCGGTGTAGCGCTTGCTAGGCTTGGTACAACTATCAATAAGAAAGGGAAGAACAAATGAAAGACAAGATGTGGGACTTTCTCGAAAAGGGACAGAACAGTAGTGGAAACCCGGAAGGCCTGGAAAGTCTAGTCGATGAACTGATTCACATGACGACACAGAAGACGGCGGGACAGAGCCGCAGTGACAACAAGAAGGATCTTCCATTTGCCACTGTCGACCTTTTAAGATGGTCTATCGTTTGCGAGGCTACCGCTCTTGTGCTGGATAAGAGGTGGCCTGAAATTAAAAAATTATTTGAAAAGGAGAACAAACAATGAATCCAGAAATTGAATTGCATACAGACTATGAAACTTTTACAGAAGATCATACTGAAATTACGAAACAGTATAAACGTAATCAGTGGCTCTATAGATTTGGTGACATCAAAGTAAGCGTGATCTGTCATATGTATGAAAGAAGTATCATATCCTACGGAGATGGCTTTTCTCCATTTGAGTTAGCACTTATAAAGGGTGATGAACTGTTAGGTGATCCTATTGGATACCTAACAGAAAAGAAAGTAAATCGAATCCTTCACAGGATTGACAGAGCCATAAAGATGAAACAGGCTATCAATGAGGACTTTGTGGAAAACTTAGGAGGCTGCTGACATGACGAAGGCTAACGAATACTGCAAGCAGGCAATTGAAATGAACAAGATAGCGTATGGCGACAAAGTGGATATGATCAATCATCCTAGGCACTACTGCAGGGAAGATGCTATAGAATGCCTTGATGAGATGAGGCTTGTGTTTGGTGATGATATCGTAGCAGCCTTCTGTCTATGCAATGTATGGAAGTACCGCTACAGAGCCGCCAGCAAAGGTCAGGAAGAAGATCTGAAGAAGTCAGACTTCTATATGCGTAAGTATAAGGAACTTACTGAGACTATAGAATTAAAAGAAACCGTAAGGAGGTAAGCATTGTGTGGATTAGAAGTCAGAGAAAAAATGCTTTAGTGGATATTAATTTTATGCGTGTTATTAATGATGGCAATTTCTGCTTGATATGTGGTGCAACAACTGATGGATTTGATTATGAATTGGGTGTTTATTCCACAGAAAAAAAGGCTTTAAAGGTATTGGATGAAATTCAAGGAAGAATTGAATGTCCTTATCCAAGTAAAGTCACACCAGCTTTCGGCACAAATTGCTATCATTTAAGTGAAAAAGGCCAATTTTACGAAATGCCTGCAGATGAGGATGTTAAGGTATGACAGAAAAATTAAGACCTTGTCCGTTCTGTGGTGGAGAAGCAAAATTACAGTTAACAGACGATGAAGGAAATTTTAAAGATGAATCCTATTTAGAAAATCCATACAGTGGAGTTGGATATGTAATTATGCACGATACAAGTAATTCAACAGACTGTTGCCCAATTGCTACTGATTCCGATAGTTCGCAAGGCAGCTACATTTACGCATCAAAGGAAGCAGCAATAAATGCCTGGAACGGAAGAACAGATGATGATTTAACCAATTATATATCTAAAATTATGAATATCTTCTATGGATCATTCATAAATCACTGTAAAGAGCTAATTCTGATTCCAAAAGCAAATCTATATTTCTATTTAGGCGATGTTAATACAGTTGACGAAGTGAAGTACAAATTACTTGAATGGTGCAGCAGAAGTTGTTTTAAATCGATGCCATACAGATACACAAAGAAGAATAGAGAGTATCAAGACGATGTTTTAAGAAAAGTGAATGAATGTCTTGGTATGGAATTTACACGAGAGCAAATGGAATTGATTTACACAAAATTAGGAAACTGTATAAATCATGAATTGACAATGAAATTTGTTAATAGTGGTTATGACATGAAATTATTAGAGGAGAGGTAAAATGGGATTTTTAGATGTACTGACAATTGTTTTTATAATTTTGAAATTAATTAATGCAATCACATGGTCTTGGTGGTTGGTATTACTGCCAGGAATTATTGAGATTGCAATCATTATTTTTGTTGCTTGGCGCAATGTATATAGAAAGTAAGGAGAAATAAAATGAATAAATATCAAGAATTGTTGCAAG